ATAACAAGGTATTTGCGACATTTCTGACTTTTCTTCTTACGTCAACAAGAAGCCTTCTAACGTTAATTCTATCTAATGCTGTATTCTCTAACTGTAGTGTTTTTTGACCCCAAACAACGATTCCTTGACCCGGATACTCTGCAATAGGATTAATATTTGCTTCATATAAGTTATCTAAATTATCTCTGTTTAATCTTACATTAGGAATTTCAACAGTTGATAATGCACCTCTTGTAAAACCTGCAGGAGCTGTCCAAGGATGACCTAGTCTATCGTTAAGAGCAAATGCACCTAAAACTGCAACTGATGGAGGAACTGCTACAAGCGTTTGTCTATCCGGATCTGTAACTGTTACATTCGGAAAATAGCTAGCAGCAAAAGATGTATCTAGTGCTCTATTTTTAAAAGCAGTAACAGTATTTGCAACGTGTGGTTTTTGCACAGAAGAAGTTATAACAGTATTAAACTGATCTCTTTCTTCAATGTCCATAATATACATTGCGTCAAATCTATTTTCAACTTTTTGAATTGCATAGTCTGTAACTGATGCATGTCTTAAACCTGGCGTTGCAAGAAGTTGAATATCTACATCGTCCTTTGACGCCATAATATCAATTGCTTTTCTGTAGGCTGTTACTGTACTATCACTCACACCCGCAGCAGTTGGATCATCCATTTCTCTTTTTGCAGCTTCATTTGTCAAATTAGCTTTGTCAGAATTAAATATATTTAAACCATCAAATCCGCCTTGAGCAAACATAGTAAATTTTGCAAACTTAATATTTGCAGTTTTTCCTAAGTCATCAACATCAAAACCACGAGTCTTGTTTGCATCTGAAATAGCAATATTACCATTTCTTACATAAGATGCACTCAACCATTGATCCGGATCTGCCAAACCATCTGAACCGGTTCTAATAAGAATGTTTTCTAAAGTAAACTTATTGTTGTTAAATCTATCACAGTCTCTAACTGTTCCTGCAACATCAGCTACTCCTGGGTTGTTTCCTTCTGAAAAGTTAGGATAGTCTAATCGATGATTAGGAAAGTGCTTTGCAAAACTTAATAGAGAAATATTTCTGTAAGTATCAGCATTAGGTTCTGCTAAGGATTCTTTTTGGTTTGTTTGTAATCCCCAGTAAAAGCGTGCATCTGATCTTTTTTGAATACCTTGACCAATAGCAATATTTTCTCTATAAGGCACGGCCGGTTGGACTAATCCTTGTGTTGCTGTGCTAACTGCAAAAATACTGTCTGGCTGATTTACTAATAAAGAACCACTTGTTAACAAATGATCAGGCCCTCTAAATCCTAGCGGAAGTGCAGTTGCATCAATGCTTCCTTCTTTTACTTCGTCGGCCACTTCAACCCTAATATATCTTGAATTAACTGGGTGACTTCCTTCAACTACTAATTTTTGACTGGATGCTGCAACATCAAAATTATAATAGATATGCTGATCGCCAATTACTCTTGCAATATATCTGTCAGACGTAGGATCTAAACTTAGCCCAGACCATCTTTCAAGCACGATAGGTTTAGAGTCAGTATCATAAAAGTTTCTTATTTCTAAATCAAAAGTACCGTATTGATTAACTGTAGATGATGATTTTCTGATGTTTAAAATTGAAAACTTGTATTGTGTGGCAGGGCCTTCGCCATCAGACAATAAATGAATTTTAAATAAATTTTTAGGAGACGCACCAAAGTTTTGTGAAATTACAAAAGGTGTTTTCGCATGTGAGTATCTATCAGAAAAATCTTCATAGACAGGTTTGTTTGCAGCGGTTGAGCCTCTTTCAACTGAAGAAGTGAGCAATAATGCTATATTTTCTTTTGTATTATTACTACCTGGAGAGTAAGATCCGGCTGTGATGATACCGCTACCTGTTACTTCTGCATAAGTAGGATGAATATCATACTGCGCATATAGTAAATGTCCTGCTTCTTCAATTTTAAGAGGATCTGTATTTAATACCTGACCATTCCCAAAATAATTTGGACTACGCATATCAAAAGAAGCAGTTACGTGTGTTAACTTACTAGTATCTGAGTTATTATATCCGTTCATTAGAAGAACAAACTCTTGTGTTGACAAATCTAAAGATCCTGTAATTCCACCCTGAGTGCTGTCTGTAGAAATATTTCCTTTTGTAGGTGCTGCTGATGATGGATTTCCACTTGCACTTAAGTGAAGAATAACGCCACTTGGCGCAAGAAGCACACCTCTTAAGATAGGTTTAGCTTTGTTATCTATTTGTATACCGGCATCAGAAAAAATTGTTGACCCGTTTGACTCAGACATAAAGCAGCCAAGAAAGTAAACTCTTCCTTCTGGCCCACCAATTGCAGCATATGGATTGTGTCCGATATTACCGTTGGCTTGAGTTAATCTTTCACCAGCGGTAAATCCTGCATTTGTAACTTGACCGGTAGTTGTATTTCTCTGCTGACCGTCCCCAGCACCTAATACTCTTAAGTAAGTAACAGACTCTGCACTAGACAACCATTGATTGACAGCGATAGGTCCGAATTTTTCACCGTCAGACTTTCCAAAAACAGACGTAAAATCGCTATAATTTGCAAAAGTAATCGGAACAAAAGCTGGGCCCATCAAAGAAGTGCCAATAATACCAGCTGGTACTCCAACAGGTGCAGATCTCGTTGGTTGTGTCAAATCAATTTCTCTTGACTTTATACCAGGTGATTTAAAAGTTGTTTCTCCCATAAATTTTCTCCGTTTATCTTAATTATTCGAAACTTACGCCTGAATTTGTAATAATGAAATCTATTGCAATAAATTCAATGGCACGTGTCGGAACCAACACAATTTTACCGTTTAATCTGTTTTGCTCAACATCTGATTGTGTATTGTTGGAACTATCCATTATTACTTCAAATCTATCAATACCTTGCTGTGCTTGTATTGTTGCTAACTTAGGTGTCACTTCAGCAACAAACCTTGCTCGTGTCTGGGGCGTGTTTTGTTCAAAAATAAGCTTATTAGCAATATTTGCGACTAGTCTTTTAACTTCTAGTAGCATTCTCCTAACATTAACTCTATCTAAGGCTGATTGATCCTGCTGTAAAGTTTTTTGTCCAAATATAACAAATCCACCGTTTGGAAAATTAGCAATAGGATTGATTCTTTCTTCATAAAGAATGTTTCTATCTTCCGAATTTAATCTTACACTTGAGTTAACAACGTTATTTAAAGCTCCTCTGTTAAATCCTGCAGGTGCAAACCAAGGATATGCAACTGAATCATTATACCCTAAAGCCTTAATTGCAGCAATTGATGCAGGCATATTGACGTGCATTCCTAATCTGTCATCATCAAAAATAACATCTGGAAAATAAGCTGCTGCATAATTATTGTCAATTCTTCTTCCGGAAAAAGCATCAACTGTTTCTTGAACGCTAGGTCTTTGAGAACTACCAAATATTCTTGTTGATGCACCATTTGTATCCGGATCAGTGTAAGTAGGAATATCCATAATAAAAATAGCTTTGTTATACTCAGCAGTTTGATCTGCAACGTAGTCTGTTACAAAAGCATCTCTAATTCCAGGTACAGCAACAATATTAACGCTAGTTGCAAAAGGATCTGTCATAATTCTAGCAGCTGTTCTGTATGAATTGATAATATTGTTTGTTTTTCCTGTTCCTTGTGAAGCATCAGCATGTAAGTTTTGATGGGTAAAGGTTCCATTCGACAAATTAGCTTTTCCGCCTGTATCAACTGATGAAGCTCTATCGTTCATTAATCTATTATCTTTGTCTAATATATTTAATCCATCCCATCCACCGTGAAGAATGTTTGTAAACTTTGCATAACTTGTAAATCGATTAAAGTACTTTTCATTGGTGGCAGCAGCTAAAGTTGCAAATGTAATTCTTTGTCTAGAACCTTCATCATCTAAAATTGTATAGTTTTTAGTTTCTAGTGTTCCGTTTCTTAAATAAGCCACTTCTTTAAAATGCTCATCTGCTGTACCGGTTATTTCGCTAGCGATAGAACCATCAATTGTTGATGTTGTTTCTATTTTATTGAAAAATGCAACTTTTGAAAGTGAAAACTTATTATTATTAAATAGATCTGCTCCTGAACCTGTAACAAGCATGTCTAGTTTCTGAAGACCTAAAAACTTTGCATAACTAGATACTAGAGGATTTTTGTTTGATGATTGGTTTGGTTGCAAAATTGCATCAGATACAGTACCAGTCAGTGGAAGTGTTTCAGTCTTTACACCCCAGTAGTATCTATTGTCTGCCAGTTCTAAAGCACCAGGCTCACCGGTAAATGCAGGTGAAGCTGATTTATTAGTAGCACCTCTAGTCGCTTTAAATCTAAAAGGTAGGGGAGGCAAAATTGAACCAGACAATGACGCACCGGCAACTTGTATCTCTGCCAGTGAAGGGTCTCCAGATCCGGTAACATAAGCCAATCTGTTTCTAGCACTGCCGCCGGCCAGCGTAGTACTACTATCTGTTAGACTGTCATTTGTTTTTAGTGCAGGAATTCCTCTAAATCCGAAAGGTAAAACACTATCCGGAACCAAACCTTTCTCAACATCTAGGTTCATTACTATTCGAACATATTGTGATCTATTTGGACGCTTTCCTTCTACGTTTAGTCTTCTTTCAGATTCAGTTTCTGCATTAAAATTGTAATAGACTTTATAGTCACCAATTTTATTTGCAACATAGTTTTCATCAGTAGGGTCTAATGTACACAAAGGATACTGCTCAAGTATTTTGACATTAGTATCTGTGTCATTATAATCTCTTACAAGTACTGTAAATGTCCCAAACTTATTTTTTGCATTCGTAGATCTTTTTAAATTAGATATCGATATCTTTACTCTTTTGTTTCCAACTTCACCATCGTCAAGTGACTCAAAGTGAAATAGATCATATTCTTTTGTCCCGAATGGTTGAGAAATAAAAGATGTTGTTTTAGCTGTAGTATAGCGAGTATCAAGTCTACCGAAACCATCCCTAAAAGATAAAGACGTATCACCGCTAGTACTACTAGTTGCTGACGAACCTGAGATTATTGCAACGGTTCCTTTAGACGCATTGTAAGTTACTCTTGCTAATTCATCTTCAACAGCAAAATCAGCATATAATAAGTGTTGTTCTTCATGAAACTTATCAGGGTTTGTATTTAAAAACTTTCCAATGTAGTGCTTACTGGTAGGATTTAAAGAAGCTGTATAAATTCTTATACCTGGCTTTCCTTCATCATTTCCAAATGTTGAACCTAGTGCACTAGACAACACAAGTTTAAAAGTTCCGTCTGTTTCAAGAGGGGTTGTATTGTATGATGATATTTTTGCTAAATCGTCCAAATTATTAGTAGTAGCAGGATATGCTTGATCATGATCTAAAATTTGTAGTCTCGATCCTGTTGCGTTTAATATCATCGCTCTTATCATTTGTGATGATGTACTAGTATCAAATGAGTCACTATCAGTTAGCAAAGGATAACCGTTAACTTCATATTCATTAACATCGTGGGATGCAACTATAAATTGCACAGATCCTGCATGTCTATTTTCGCCTGTTATTGGGTTGGGTGTTTGGGAGCTAGCTGCTGTTCCTTTAATAATCAATCCGGATCTTGGCACAGTGCCCTTTGTTTCAAAAGCCTGGATATCAGCAGTTGAGTCTGCACCTCCTGCTCCAAGTACTCTAATAAACGTGACTGCAGTCCTATTAGCTAACCATTCCTTAACAGCAAACGGTCCGTATTGATCTTTATTTAATGTTCCAAATTTTCTCTCAAAATCTAAAAATGATCCTAGAGTGACAGGAACAAAAGCAGGTCCTAGCTGAGATGTACCAATTATTCCTGCAGGTACACCTTGAATTTCTTTTGTTCTCTGAGTTAAATCAATTTCTCTTTCGAAAAAACCCGGAGATCTAAATGTTTGTTCTGCCATCAATCTCTCCTAAAATTACAATATATAAGTATCATAACATATCCTAATTATCTTTTTAATTATTCAAATTGGCTATCAATTTTTTTGATAACACGAGAGGAAACTATTGACTCTCCCGTTCTAGAGTTAGTATTTTTAATTCTTAAAAATTCTGATTCCCCTTCATTAGCAAAAGGATTATTTACAAATCTTTCTATCTCCTCGTTTGCTTCTCCGCGTTGCACAGTTAACTCATTAATGTTTGCAATATCTGACAATACATGTCTAGTTACAGTTTCTTTATTTGTCTCTGGCTGATAATCTACTTTTACAGGTGAGTTAACTTGATTGTAAGTAAAATCAATAAAAGGTGCAGAAATAAAGCTTCGAGTTTGTGTTGGTAAACCTGGAGTTTTAGTATTAAGTATGTATCCTGGAACTGTCATATCAAAGTTATATTTAATAATTCTATCATCATCTGACATGCTGTCAAAATTATTATTAAAACTTATTGATTCTCCCATAAAAATAACTAGTTCATAACCACCGTCAGTCTTAACAGAAAATTCTGCACCCGGAACCTGTAATTTAGTTAAAAGGTACTCAATCATTTCATTTCCTTGGGTCATATACTGACACCAAAAAGTAATATCATATTTAAGTGCAACAAAGTACGGGTAAGGAACTTGAATAATTTCATAAATATTTGTATCTATTTGAGGTTTAAGATTAATCTGTGCACCTGGCGAAAAAGCATATCCTGTATTTTTTCTTCTTGATGTTGTATGTCCTTCTTTTGCAACTAACTCATTTGCAACATCAACAAAGTTATTTTTTGCCTTGACATTATCTTGATTTTTAAGCCCTTGTTTATTAATTAAATTTTGGAAAGATCGATCTTTGTCGCTTAATCTTCTTTTGATCGTGTAATTTGGTTGTGCTCTAAAAGATATTGCTGTTCCTTTACCCGATTGTCCCGGGCTAGTATCGATACCTTGGCGAACAATCGATATCAAAGGTAAGATATTTGCATTGTTTTTGTCTCTTAGCGGCTTTTTTCTACGGGTCAAAGCAAATCTTTCACCGGTTGAAAATATGACAGGTACACTTCTTACTTCGCCCTTAGAAGATATTTCAAATTGCAACTCTTTGTCAAAAAGGTTGAAAACAGCTCTGTCTATATCCTCTAAACCAATTGAAGGTAACTCAAAATCATCTGGTACGTTGTCGCCGTCAAAGTTTTTAATTAAAACTCTTTTTTGTGGTATGCTTTTCTTAGTCATAATTATTCATCATCATAAAACGAAGATCCGACATTTGTACTGTCTCCTTTTGATGATACCTCCTTCGGCCCTGTAATCGGCGTATCTAAGACACCGTTTTTCTGAAGATCTCTTACATCTCCTGTTGCACCCAGCTTGTTATTTTTAAAACCTCGTTGTTGCACAAACGTTTCTTGAACAGCGTCATCATCAGTATAAGTTTCACTAGTAGGTCCAAAAACTTTTGAAAGAAAAAGATCTTTTCTTGACTGTCGCCCTGAAATTGTTATAAATCTTTCATGTTCAATTTGACCCATGATAATATCTGTACTTGGCGCTTTAGTAATTTCATAAAATACTGATCCATAAGAAATAAAATCACCTTCAAGTATTTCAATGCCTTTATCTAATAGATCTCTTGCCTGTATATACGCTTCAATTGTAAATACTTTTTCGGATCCAAATCGATCAGTGACAACTTGTTGACCACTATATTTTACTAAACAGTCTAATTCAATAGGTGTGTCAAAGACTTTATCTTGACTTTCTTCGTAAACGTCATGAACTTTTGATTTAATTTCTGAAATTTGAAACAAATATATTTTTTGACCAATTACATCTTTTATTACTTCTTTTGCAATGTCATTAATAAAGTTAATTTCTCTTGGTGTTATAAAAAGTCTTGGCATTGCATTATCCTATTGTTATTGCTTTTCCGTTAGGAATTGGTATGTATTTAAGTTGTTTTTGAATTAATTCTGATCTTGCTGATTGAACTTCCATAAGTTTATCATAAGTCATAGAGTCTAACATTTCTCTTAACTTCTCTTTTAGACTGTCACGATCAGTCCTACCATTACTTATCATATCTGAAGAGTTGAGAGAAACATCAGAATTAGGTATGGGAATGCTTCCAAACTTACCCCTAATATAACCTAGTTGCTCCATTGAAATAGCTAGAGTGTAACTTCTGATCCACTGGCGTCCTATACTGTTAATACGATTGTACTTGACATTTCCAAACGGTAGATTACTCATATTAGAAACGCCATGAATAGTATTGTCTTGATAAGAAGGAGATAAAGGATCAGGATATTGGCGTATTCTTAAAAATAATTTTGACTCAGTTGTCGGTATCGGGTAAATTCTAAAATTATTTCCTGATATCTTATAAGAAAAGTTAGACCGTCTTACACGATTAGACATGTCTAACTGACCACCTCTAAGTATATCTTCATATACAGGTAAGATATAAAATACAGTTTCAGGTGTAAATGATTCAAAACTAAACTCATTGTTTAGATAGTTGATTGCACTTGTTGTGTCAAAAAACCTATAAGCAGCTTGAGGATTGTAATGAAAGACTTCATCAATTCTTATCTTTCCTCTCGTGTTATCAAATAACCCACCATTTGCACCGCTAAGTTCTGTATATATGTCGTAGTCTTGCCTACCTATTTCTAATTGTATTGACCCTGACAATGTATTATAAGAGCCTCCAATTCCAGCTTCCATAGCATAAGGCTCAGCAAATCGACCTAAAAATTCTAGGTTTTCTCTAATATATTTTTCTTCACTTCCGCTCATGCTCCCAGTGGCATAACCTAGGAAGTTTACCAATTGAGATTTTGCTTGATATTGATTTAATATTGAACTGTATTCTAAGGTTGCTTCTTCGAAGTTACCCCAGATTTGTTTTTTAGTAAGCTCAACTGAAAGAATATCATCACCTAGCTTGCGCTTAACAAAAGTAACGATGTTATCAGCATCAGAAATAAATTCTGTTTCGCTATCATATATTCCAAAAGGAGTCGGACTAGATGTATTTTCAAAATTTGCCACGCTTTTACCTCATATCTTTATTTATAATTAGGCTAAAAACTCAACAAATACTTTAAATTATTAGTTTAACTTTAAAAGCCCATTCTTTGACATGCCATGGAAACTCTTTGAACACAATAATCAGCATATTGTGGGCACCCATAGTCTTCGCACATTTCTTGACACATCATTTGTACACGTGACATGTCACATCTGCCTGCATGAATGCAGCTCATAATGCATCTTTGAATGATCTCAGCTGTGTATTCATATTCCATAGAGCCTTCCGGTGGAGCACCACCTGCTGGCATATGACCCATGCCCATTTCAGATAAAATATTTTTTGCCTCAGCAATAATCATTCTTCTTAATCTGTTTCTATTTAAATTGTGTTTCATAAATACTCCTTTATAGTTTATATATCTTTTATTTTTTGTATTTTCTATCAGATTTAAGTAGATCTTCTTCATGCCCAGCAATACCATGTGATTCATGCGCTTCGCCTAAATCATCGCTGTCTTTTACTTTTTCGAGTAACATAGCAGGAATATCTGTTTCTATTCCGCTACTAGGCCATTCTACATCGTAAATAGCAACATGACCTCTTTCATCTAGACTATGCCACAAAACTTTACCTACTTCGCTAATAGCGGAATCCTTCCGCTTGACATGTGTCAGTCACGTATGTCCTATAATATCGTCAGCAGCTTTATCTCTGTTGTTTACATGATCTAGGCCATATGTAAAGCCTTGCTCTTTGCTGACATACGATATTCTAGCTAGCTCTTCAAATATAATTCTTCTGATCTGATTTTTATTTAATTTCATTTTTTATAAATTTTTTAAAATAACTAATACAATCTTTTATCTGTTCAAATAGAATAATTGTATTAAAGTAGATTAAAAAGAGAACCAAGAAAATTTCAAATAATCCAATCTTAATTTTCTTTTTAGCCATATTTTAATTTTAGATATATTTGGCAATCTTAGGATTAAACTTTATTAATCCTGCTCTAAGTGCTTTATCCTGAGCAACGACTGCATTTTGCGGATGATCATGTTTTTCTAATTTTATCGCTAAGCTCTCGACTAACTTTTTAAGCTCAGAAACTTCTTTTAACAATTTTTTATTTTCATCTTTGAGTAAAGCAACTTCTTTTTCAACCAAATTAGCTTTAGAAACAGAAGCAGCTGATGTTTTTTTAACCTGTGGCATTTTTTTCTCCTTATATAATTATAGTAAAATGTCTTAAATAAGTATAAACAAGAACAGTAAAGTTAACAAAAATTTGGAGAACTCATGAAACCTATAATCATTAAATCTGATAAAATCACAAAAGCACTCTCTATATTTATTTCAGTCGGTGCTATTACTCTTTTTCCCTTTATTATTGTGAGATCTGACTATGACAACCCTATTACAATAAACCACGAAAAGATACATATAGAACAACAACGTGAACTGTTTGTGATCTTTTTCTACATTCTATATGTTTTCTATTGGGCAAAAGGTAAAGTTCAAGGAATGTCAAACGACGATGCTTATTTTAATATTCCTTTTGAGAAGGAAGCCTATGCTAATCATTACAATATGGACTACTTAGAAGATAGAGAAAAACACTCGTGGAAGAAGTATCTTTAATTATTTCTCCTTTTTTCTTCTTCTCTTCGTCTAATTTCTTCTGGTGTAGGGGTGTTTGAATAAGAGTCTCTAAATTGATTCCCTCTGACATTGCTTCTATAAAGTATGTCCGGTCTAGGTTTTTGAGTTAACATATCCCACAATGGCTTTATCGACTCAATACCTCTTTTTCTCCAAGAACTAGTAGTGCCAATAGGAAATTTCTCACTACCAGGCGAACCAAAACCCACAGCATCATATGCTTCTTCTTCTGTATAGCCTTCGTCATTAACTAGCTCATAAACACCTTCATTATCGAATAGCTCAGAGTAACAGTCGTCGTCCGGATCAGATGTTGCATTAAAAAAATCCATCATGTCATTTCCCATTTTAGTTACTTGTTTATAATAAGAAGGATCATTTTGGAGCGCTTTTTTAATTATATAATTAATAATAGGAGTGTTGCCACCATCAAAGTCTGTTGTTATACCATAGCCTTTAAGTTCGGCATAGTAAAAAGCTAAGTCAAACATCAATTCACCAATTCCTAACTCTTGATAATCGAGTGATGTATGAATTGCGCTAATAGACATTGTGTTAGGTATACAAGGGTGATTAATATCAGCACCGGTTAATTCCTTAAACTGCACTGATGCTATCATTTCGTCACCAGAATGTAAATCGAGTGAAGCGTCAATAAGCGGATCTTCGATTACTGCTAGCGAAAGATCTGGAATTGAATTAATAATAGCTAGATATTTTGGTGGAATTGTTTGAATGCTTAATGTTTCTTTTATTATCTTTCTTAATTCTTTTTTTGTAATCTTCATAATATTACTCCCGCCCATAGCCCAGCTGCAGCCCTTCTAATTTGTTCATTCATAAGATTCGCAGGTATTAACCATTTAAGCGGTAATTCTTCTTTTGGCATATGTGTAATTGTCGATGTGCGAGTTTGTATAACTGTTACTTCTTGTTGTCTAATCCAGCGGACAGATGACTTTTTAGACACACTTGATATATTAATCACGGTCATGTCAGGAGCGTACAGAATCATTTGTACGACAATCTCATGATCATCCACAGTTATATGGGTTTCAACAGTATAATGACTATTTTGATTTGCACATTTTTTATAGTCACTATTATAGTTGCAGTTTTTATACGCATAGTTTATTGTGTCTTCATCATAAAAACGCACAAGATTGTTTAATCCTACTGGTTCTTTTGTTCCTCTTTGAGTTAAAG